TTTTTCCATTGGCATGGTTTACTCCTTATGCACGCGAAATGCCCCGCGGATCGGCTACGACAGCTTCAATTGAATCGTCGTTCATCAGGCGGTATTCTTGACCGTTAACCATCAGGCGGGTGCCTGAGCTGGCGCGGAATACAACACAGTCACCGGGTTTGCACCAAGGCCCGTTCGGAAAACGGTCTTTGTCTGCATAGCACTGCTCACCCATGTCCACGACGTAACCCACTACAGTAAGGATTCGCTCCTCGTGCATGGTTTTGTCGGCTTTGATGATGCCGCTACCGTAGGTTTTCTCAACCGTTGGCATGGCAATTAGCAACCTGTATCCGACGGGTTTAGGCAGTTGGGCTTCAACTTCCTCGTCAGTTAAGGCGGGTTGGATTTCACTCATCTTCGTTGTCTTCCATAGAACGCAAAAGGTCTTTTGTGGTTTGGATAGCAAGCTGGAGACCTCGAATCCTGCCTACTACTTCCCGGTACTCAGCGAAGTCTTTAGCTCCACCCCCTACCAGAAACTGTGTTGAAGAGGCCACATCCTCTTCGTGTTTTTCAATGAGCACGTCATAGACGGTTTTGGCCATTTTTTAGCCTTTCTTTGGCTGTTGCTTCGGAGTAGCGAGCACCTTGAGCGCGTCCAGTTTCAGCTTGGCTTGCTGTTGACGCTCTTGGGTATTGAGGCGAGCACTGTTTTGTTTCTCTTGAGACATCAGGCGTGCGCCTTCTTTTTGCGCTTCGATCTGCACACGTTGCTGCTCCAACTGGAGTTTAGCCCCGGCGATCTGTGCGTCGGTCTGGTCTTTCTGCTGCTTGCGCTGCACTTCAGCTTGTTTGACCTGTACCTCAGCTTGCTGCAACTGGAACAGCGGGTCTTGGGCTTGTTGCTGGGCTTGCTCCTGAGCGGCTTGTTGCTGGTGAGCCTGTGTAAGTTGTTTACCTGCGTCAGCCACCAAGCGCGCCAACTGAATCTCCATCTCCTCGGGCATCTGCTCATCGGGTGCGGGCAGCGGTGCGCCAAGGCGTTCTTCGATCTGTTTGCGGTACTGGAAGCCCAAGTGCTCAGCAATGTGTGCCTGCATAGCAGCCATCATGCCTTGCGCCATCGGGTTCTGACCAATAGTCTGAGCGATCAACGGGTCTTGGATAAACGACTGGTGAGCAGCGATGTGCGCTTCGTGATCTTGGTAGATAAACGCTTTTACTGGCTTACCGATGAGGATAGACATGTTCTCTGACACGGGGTCACGAGGCTTCTGATCTTCACTCATCGGCACCATCTTGTCCGCGTTCTTAACGCCCAGCACCTCGATCATCTGACGATGCAAGTACGGCAAGTCATAAATCTGCGGGGCAGACTGCGCCATCTGGAACACAGCTTGATACTGCACCACACGCTGCGCCATCGTAGAGCTGTTGGGGTCGCTAACGGGGATCACGTCCACCATCGCGTAGTCTTCCTTGCGTGCGCGTGCAAGACCTGACTCTGGCTCGTACTGATACTCTTCTGGTGCGTACTCAGCGATGATGCCTTTTAAGAGCTTGAACTCCAGCTTCATGGCGTAGTGCACACGAGACTGAACCGCAGCCATGGGCTTTAACTGACGCTCAAGCAGTGCGAGTGTTGTGCCAACAGGCGCGTTAGCGCTCATGTCAGACACGTTCATGTCACTGATCGCGCCAAGGCGTCGGCCTTCTTCTGTGATCCGCTGCAACAGAGCAAGCAGTGTTTGTGACGGCTCTTTATATGGCAGCGTCATGATGTTGTCTTTGATGTTGCCTGACGGCACATCTACATCACGGAACTCACCCGGAGCGATCGGCGTATCGTCACCCTTGACTCGCAGACCACGAGACTTCAACCCACCGGGCAGGTTTGACAGCGTACCCGCATCAACCAACTGACGGATGAGGGCGGTGCCTGCGCGTGCGTACCCACCGATGATGTGGATCAAGCCCAGACCGTAGAACCCGAAGCCCGGCACATACACATAGTGCACGAAGTGGTCACGCTTCAATGTCAGCGGATCTTCCTCGTCCCAGTTACGACGCACAGCCAACACCTCACCGGTGCCACGCTCGATAGTCACGACGTATGGTTTTGCCAAGTCATCTTCAGCATCATCAACGCCGTCGATACACAAGTCGGCGTGAATCTCAAGCACGGTGTAGCGGTCATCACTTGTTAGTGAGTAACCACCTTCCTCGGCTTTCTTCTTCTCGATGTCTGACGGGAACGATTGTGGTTCACCCAACTCAACGTCGCGGTAGAACCCTTGCGCCATCAGGCGTTTCATCTCGTTCTTTGTCTTACGCATCACGTGTGTTACACGCTCAGCCTGCTCGATGTTTGACGCACCGTAAGGCACGATCACATCTTCTGCTGGGACATATATAGACACTTGACGACCCATGCTCGGGTCAAAGTAAATCTTCTTGAACGCAGAGCCTGCAAGGCCCAAGCTGTACAGCATCCGCTCATGCTCAGGGCGGTACTCGACCATGCGGTCGGTTAGCTGATAGTTCATATCTGTGCGCACGCGCTCAGCAGCTTCTTCTTTCTCTTTAGTGACCTTACCAAGAATCTTTGTCTTGACAGGCCCCGCTGCCGGGAACGTCTCACTCATCGTCTCCGCTTGGAACCGAATAGCCGCTTCGGCGAGGACCGTGGAGTACACACCGCACGCATCGTCCCATGGCTCAGTGCGCTCTTCGTATTTGAAGCCCAGCACATCAAGACCCTTGACGAATGTATCGGCCCACTCTTTACGTGACCCAACATCAGTTTCAACAAGATCAACCAAGTCGCCGGACAACTCTTCTAGCACGCCCTCATCAAGCAGCTCAGCGAGGTTCTCACCAAACTCACCCTCATCACTCAGCTCGTCGCCGGGGATAAGCGTAATCTCTACGCTGCCATCATCAAGTGTCACCATGTCAGGATTGACAATATCAATCTCCAACTCGTCTTGATCCTCTACTTCTTCATCCAACCCAAGCGGGGCGGAGTAGAGACCTTTGTCCATCGAATTTGTTGCCATGTCTATTCCTTACTAATAATATCCGCCGCGCTTGCGTGACTTGAAGTAGCGCACCTCATCTGGCTCATCGGATGGGAGTCGAATGAAGCCGCCCTGACGGAACCGCATCAGTGCCATTACTGTTGAGTCCACCAAGTCATCGTGACTTACAAACGGGAATCCAGCAATCTCCTCGACCACCTCTTCACCCCAACGCGTCTGGGGGATCCAGCATAACCCGGAAGCCACAATGTCTGATACAGAGTTTAACCGTGCTAACTTATCACCGCTACCCCTATGTGGGGTAAATTCACCCACGGGTATGCCCATCCGACGCATTTCTTGGTAGAGGGCGGTACCGGCTGACTTCTTCTCCACGATGAACGCGTCGGGCTCCCACTCGCCATACTCTTCTAGCGCCAAGGCTTTCAGGGCTGGAAACTCCACCCGCTTCTTGATCGAATTTAGCAAGATGATGTTGTACGCAGAGGTCTCCTCGTTGAGGAACACCCCCCACGTCGTAAGCGCCGTAAAGTCAGCCCGGTTGTGTGTTTCCGCCGCAGCGTCAAGTGACATGATGATGTACTCGCACGGGGGTGGGTCTTCTTTGTCCCAGACGTTCCACCACTCACGTTTAACGATAGACGCTTCTTCGGATGTCGGATTCTGCTGGTACTGCGAGTTCCACTGGAACACAGGCATTGACGCCTTGGTGCGCAGCAGCGCATCCATATCGAAGAACTCCGGCCACAGCGGCTTTTGCACAATCTGCCCGGACTTGTCCTCTATATCTAGTATGGCTGGAAACTCCACCACCTCGTACTGGTCAGAGCCCGTGTTCTGGGTCATGTCCCGAGTCACGCGCCCAGTCAAGTCATCCAAGTGCCAACGGGTTTGCACAATCGCAACACGGCCTCCGGGCATCAGACGGGTACGGGCACCGTATGTGAACCACTCGTAGGCTTTCTCAAACACCTCAAAGTTACCGTTGATGATGTCCTGTTCGTTGTGTGGGTCGTCAATCAGTAACAAGTCAGCACCACGTCCGGCCAAGGCTGAGCCCACGCCGCAAGCAAAGTACTCGCCACCGAAGTTTGTGTTCCACCGACCTGCGGACTTGGAGTCCACCGCCAGTGTGACGTTTGGAAATATCTCTTTATAGGCGGGCTGGTCAATTAAGTTACGCACCTTACGACCAAAATCCACAGCGAGGTCCGTGGTGTGGGACACCATCAAGACCTTCTTATTAGGGTATTTACCTAGAAACCAAGCCGGGAAATATATAGACACAAGCTGAGACTTACCATGGCGCGGGGGCATGTTCACGCACACCCGGTCTTTGTCCCCGTCCGCAATGTTCATCAGCAGGTTAGCCAAGATGCGGTGATGCTTACCGACCTTGTAGTCTGACTGCATGTGCTTACAAAACGCAATCAAGTCGTTATGGCACGCCACAGAAACTTGTCTGGTGGCCAGCGTATCTGCAATCTTCTCTATCTCTAACTGTTCTTCCGGCGAAAACGAGTCCAAGTTGTCCAGCATTTGCTGGATTTCCTCGTCTGTGAAGTCAAGTAGTGCTTCAGATGTTGTCGTCATCGAACTCTTCTGGAGTTTCTTGCAGGTTTTCGGTGTCTTCTGGCTCGTACAGGGGTGTATCTGAGGTACCTAGCCCCAATTCTGCGTCTACATCGATGATTTCGCCGCCCATTTCGACTCCACCGGGCACCAACATGGTCGGGCGGGTGAGTTTTTGCAGCTTTTCACGCAGTTTGTGGCGTAAATCGTCAGTTGTTTGGTGCGTAACCGTGACTTCGTGCTTCTCAGAGAACAATCCAACGTCTGAGACCTTGCCAAGCAGCTCCAATGCACGGATTCTGATGCGGGGGTCGGGGTTTTGGGACTCTTCTAGTAGCTTATTAGTGACCAGATGACGCACCTCTACCGCGTGGTCTACCAC